TACTTGCTAACTTTGAATAGTCTCCGCTACTTGCTAACTTTGAATAGTCTCCGCTACTTGCTAACTTTGAATAGTATCCGCTACTTGCTAACTTTGAAGAGTATCCGCTACTTGCTAACTTTGAAGAGTATCCGCTACTTGCTAACTTTGAATAGTCTCCGCTACTTGCTAACTTTTCATCTTCCGTTGTCTCTTCCTTTTCTTTTTTTATATTTTTAATACATTCCGTTATATAATCTGCTACTTTTTCACTAAAATTACTTATCAACTTTAATTTTAGATCTCCTATTATTCCTTCAAAAAATTCAAACATTTTTATTCCTCCTTATTTATATTATTTGTCCGACTTGTTGAACATTCGGTATTTCTTTTGAATGTTTTAATCCATTTGCACAATTGCATCTGCAAACATAATCATATATTACATCATTTACTTTTTTTTGATAAAATATTAAGCCTGTTCCTTTACATATTTTACAATTTTGTGTAAGTGGTTGATTTTCTTCAACATATCCACAATTTTTATTAATTTCTATCATGTCTGCTAATTTCGGTAAAAACTTGAATTTTCTGTAAGCCATTCCAATTATATATTTATATCTTTTTATATTTATTTTTTTAAATTCTTCAAACCAAAATTTGCGTTGTTCTCCCGGTATTTCTTTTTCATAAAAATTCTCTAGTTTGGTTGTTTCTTCATCAAATTCTTCAATCTTCATCTTCTATGCCCCATTCCTTCTTTAATCGTGCTATTCTTTCTTCTTTCGTTTCTTGATGTTCTTCATTACATTTTACATTTTCTTTTTCTTCTTGTTCTTTTTGTATATCTGCTACAACTTTATATCCTTTATTAATCCAACTATTTAATATTCCTTGTATATATCTACAATTTCTTTTATTATTAATACTTGCTATTTTTATTGCTTCTATTATCATTTTGTAATCAATATCATTATAACTGAATAATATTTCTGCTGTTGCTGGTGTGATTAATCCTATATTTTCTTCGTAGCATTTTATTATTTCTGCATTTTGTTTATTACAACTATTTTCTTCTATACTATTCTTTTCTATACTATTCTTTTCTATACTGTGTATACAATTTGTATCCAACCTGTATACATTGTTTTCATCTGTTGTTAATAATGCTTTTTCTGAGGTATGTATTGTTTCTTTATATCTGTCTTTTTGTATATAATTATTTAGTTTCCAATGCTTTATTACTAAAATTCCTGATTCAAATGGTAATATAAAAGATTTTGATATCAATATCTTTAAATCATCTTCTTTTTTTCCTGTCATTCTCATGATAGATTTCCAATTATCTACAAACCCATCATCATCTGCTCTCATGCTTAAATGGAAATATAAATTTTGTGAGCTATCTGGCATTTCCAAAAACGAATCACTACCTACAACAGAATTATTAAACATTCTTTTTTGAGCCATCTTTAACCCTCCTTATATTATAACCTATATTTTTATCATATAAATTATATTTTTTTATGAATTCTTGTTCTATCAAGTCTGCTTCATTATAATTTTCGCAATAAAATTCACATAAAGTTTCAATGATAAAATTTTCTTTTGGATATTTTTTCATGTCACTATGTAACGGTGTATTATTATATATATACTTACTATCGCTAAAATGTTCTAGCAATCTTTTATATGGTTGTTTTACTGTTCTTCCAATATAACTTTTTTTAGTATTTAAACAAGTTATTTTATATATATACATTCTTTTTCTTGCCATTTTTTCTCCTCCTTGACACATTTCTTGTTTTTTGTTATAATTAAGTAAACTTCTTACTTAAATGTTTTTAATATTTTTGTAAGAATTCTTCGATGTATAATAGTAAATAGCTTGTGCCAATAAGTTCTATTTACTATTTTTTTTGTCAAATTCTTCTGCTAATTTATCTGTCATTTCTCTTACTGCTTGTGATAATGTTTTTCCTTGTGTTTTTAATACAAACATTGCTTTTGCTTTTTTTTCTTTATCTACTCTTACTACTAAATTATCTTCCATTTTTCTACCCCTTTCGTAATATTTTTATTACATTATATACTTAATATTTTTAATTGTCAATATTCTTTTATTATTTTAATCAATTATATTTGCTCCTCTAAAAATTACAACCATGCTTGGGAACGGTGCAGAATTTTTACTATTGCTGAATTTCAATCTTCCTTTTATGAATCTTATTTCAGTTCTATTATATATAAAATTATGGAAATATTTTGTATCTGTTCTTGATGGTATTAGCATAACTACTAAAGTATTATCTTTACAAGTTTCATAATATGCTTTTTCTACCCATTTATTGATTTCGCTATATGGTGGATTGCAAAAGACTCTTCTTCCTCTCCAATCTTTACTTAATCCATTATCCTCTTTTGTAAAATGTTCTATACATTTCGCGTTCTCATCTGTACTGCAAGGATCTAAATCAAATTTAAACTCTTCATTAAGTTTATTATATAATAAATCGGGAGTTACCCATTCGTCCGAACTACTACTAAACAATATTTTATTCATTATTTACTCCTTTGATCAATTCTTTTAGAATTGATCTATATTTTTTTTGATTCTTATGTACTACCTCTAAATGACAATGTCTGCATAGCATGATGCAATTATTTATATCGTTTGTTAAGTCTTTCCCTCTTCCGTCTATATGGTGCATATGCAGATTTAAACTTGTACCGCATAATCTGCATCTACAATTATCTCTTTGCATAACTTTATTATAAGTATCTTGTGTTACTGTTATTTTCTTTTTACTAACTTTATTTACACTTTTATTCTTACGAGGTTCGTTTTTAACGCATTTTATACATTCAGTAGTATAATTTATTATCTTTTTGTTTAATCTGCAATAAAAGTATTTCTTGTAGTTTTTAGTGCGTATTGTTATATATTTGCATTTGTTCATAGTTATTCTCCTATTTTTATCTTCATTTTTTCTTTAAGCTCATCTATGCTTTTTAGTGGCTCTTTTAAATATGGAATATCATCTAAGTATCCTTCTTCTATAATTTGAAATTCTAAATCATCTCCGTTACTTATTATATCAACATAGTTATAATTTTTATGTATATAATCATATAATTCGTTTGCATAATAATATCCAGCATGACCTAAGTCATTTTCAAATTTTTTCAAATCAAAATCTATTATTTTTTCATTATAAATAGTTACTCCATCTTTATTCGTATTTCCTAAAATAAATGAATTAAGGAAATATTTTTTGCACCATATTTTAACTTTCATTCTAATTCACTCCTTTAATCTAAATAAGTTATTCGGTTGCATTTTGGACATACTACTATGGATTTAATAACCTTGCTATATATGAATCTAATTTTTTTTATATCTTGGATGCCATATTTGAATAGGTAACCACAAGTACAATGTATTTCTCCTTCATGCGTTTTTATATTCATTCTAATTTCCTCCATTTCCATAATCATTATTAATTTGTGCTTGTAATATTTTTATTTGTAATTTATATGTTAATATTGCCTCTTTACAACTATTGTATAAACTTTCTGCTATTATTTCCTGTTCTTTAGCCTTTGCTACTTCTACTTTTCCTCTTGCTAAATCGTGACATATTGTTACAGGTACTCCTGAATCTCTTAATCTTAACAATTCTTGTGCTACTAATATACGATAATTTTTATATGCTTTTGCATAATCTTGTCCTCGTTTTTTATATTCACTTAATGCACTTGTCAATAAGTTATTTAGTTCCTCTAACTTTTGAAGTTCTTCCATTACATCATATCCTCCAAAAACTTTTTAATTGCTTTTAACTTTTCAATATTATCCTTTGCTTTTTTCTCTGCTTCTGCTGGTGTTAAAAATGCTAAATCTACTGTACGTTGTATTATTTCTTTATCTATTCCATTTTTGTATAATTGTTCAACTAAAGTGTTTAATCCTGATAATAATGCTATCGGTGTACCGTTTAATTCAATTGCTGTTTTACCATTTGAATGTATTATTCCAATTTTATAATTTTGATCAAGCAATGTCATCACCTCCATTCAACAAATTTTCATATAATCTTTTTGCATATTCTAATTTATCTCTTTCTGCTAAATTATAATAGCTTTTATTTTCTAATATTTTGTTTATTTGTTTTATTTTATTTTCTATAATTTCTTCCATTTGTTTATCTCCTTTAATATATAATTGGAAAATTGTTTTTACTAAGTTCATCTAATCTAGCTTTTAATTTTTCATTCTCTTTTAATACTTTTTTATAATCTTGTAAAATATGTTCTATTGCTTCTTGATAACCACAATCGTACATTGATTTGCCACCAAAATTAACACAACCTGTATCTATTGCTGTTTTCAGATTTTCTAATATTTTTATATCTTCTTCTACACTATTTTTTTTCACTTAAAACACCTCCTAAATTAAATTTTAAGCGACTTTATATTTTAACTATATAGTTTGTTGCCTTCGATATAAAATCGCCTTATTTTATTGTTTTTGTTTGTTTTATTGATATTTTATATTCTATATTTGTCTTGTTTGAAACTGCATTTCTATTATACTTAACACAACTATATATATATCCTTTACTTCTATCTAAAAATAAAGAAGCTTTTGTTTGACTATTAAATTCTATTCTTTCTTTATTGTTATATAATACTATGCTTTTTTGTGGATATTGATTATTTTCAAAACCATATCTTATATTGTCTGCTCTAGACATCCACTCTAAATTATTAACACAATTATTTAATCTGTTGCCATCTTTATGATTTATAGTCATATTAGTATCTATCAGATTTTCTAAAAATGTAGTTGCTACGAGTCTAGCAACTAATAACGTTTTTGGCTTTCCATCTTTCCATAAATCAACTCTATACCCCATTCCTTGCTTAGATTTTTGATTAGAGGTTGTAAATGGTTTAAATGATAATATTCTATCTTTCCAATGTCTTAAACCATGTTTTTTAGTAAAAGTTATTTTGTTATGTGTCCTAACTCTTCCTAAATTGCTAACTTGATAACCATTATAATTTGGTATATCTTTCCATATTTCTTCCATTTATATTTCTCCTTTATATCAGATTTGAAATAAATAAAAGGACTTATATAAATATGTTCAATGCAGTTTTTATTGTCGAGATAAGCCCTGCAAAGAGCATATTTATATAAATCCTTTTTACTTATCTCGACAAATATATTATATCACTTACTTATAATTTTGTAAAGCTAGAAAGGAAGTGAATCCGAAGATTCTTCTTCATAATCTTGTTCATTCATTATTCCTTCTCTTTCTATTTGCTCATCTGTTTTTTGTCCTTCTATTTGATATTCAATTATTACTAGCTTTGGAAATGCTAAGCCTTGTTTGTTTTTATACATACTAAAGAATGCGTTTTTTATTATTATGTCTGTTGTATCAGTAGTTGGCTCAGTTCCTTTCTTAAATTGTACGGAGATATACATCTTATCATCTCCGTTTTTAGCTAATGTATTAAACCCATATTGATTTTTATATACTCTTAATTTCATTTATTTTTCCTCCAACATAATATTTAAACATCTTTTTATCACATCATCACCATTTTTATAAAGCCAATTACAATAATCTTTTTCTGTGTCTACTAATTCTTTTATAGTTTTACCTGCGTGTTTTCCAAATGTGATTTTGTATTGTTCAGCTTGTTCTTTTGTTGTTATTTCTGTTTGATTATTTTGATTGTTTTTATTTAAACTATTTGCATCATCATCTTCTGTTGCCAATCCAAACGCCATTAATAAACTATATCTTCTTGCGTAAGTTAATGCTGATCCTTGTTCTTGTGCTGGATTGTTATTGTTCATCAATGTTGCTTGTACTATTCTTGCTCCTTGAAGCCATTCCTCCTCCCATTTTCCATCAATATATCTTTTTGTCATTATATAATCGTCGCTTTCTATTCTTTTTATTTGTTGAATATATCTCATATTATTTTGCTCTAAATATTCATGTATTTGTGCAATATCTATATATTGATAACTATATTTTCCACCATTTTTTGTTGGTATATCTGCTTTTTGATTTTTTGTTAATGTTGTTTCTGCCATATTATTTCCCCTCCTATTTTATTCTTAAACTTGTATTTTCTGTATTTATTTTAACTCCGTTTGGTATCTCTCCTGTTTCTTTAAAATTATCTTTTATTTTTGTTTTATCTATTTTAGTTGTTGTAATAACTGTTTTAAATTCGTCTGGAACGTCTTCTTCGTTTTCTATCTCTATTGAAATTGGATTCTTTGCTATACTAATAGTTCCTAATCCTGTTTCTATTTTCTTTATTCCATTTTGTTCCATACATTCTTTTACATATTGCTTAAAATTATCAAGTTTGTTTTCTAATACCTTTCTTTGCTCTGATATTCGTTTTTCCTCTGTTTTCATTGCTTCGATGGTTAATTCTATGTTTTTTGTATATCCAATTATATTTTGGCTTTTTTGTTGTAATAATTCTGTTAATTCTTTTTCTAATTGATCTTTTAATTCTGGTGTTATTTCTTCTTGTTCCATTATTACAGGTATCATTCCTGTTATTTGATATAAACTTAAATTATTCATTTTCATACCTCCTAAATATTATATTATCATCATTTATAAGTTCTAAATAATCCATTTGACTTTTTTCTCCTTATACATTATAATATAAATATATCCTTACATTTATTATTTATTTTATTATATTACTCCAGGACTATTTTTATAGTCCTATTTTTTGTTTATCTTCTTCTGAAAGATTATTACTTAATAATTCTATATTATTCTCTAAATCTCTTATTTTGTTTCTCATTTCTGTTGCATTTTTTAATAATATTAAATTATTATGTTCTTTTATCTTTACTTCTTCTTCTAATTTTCTAATTTCTTTTTGTAATTGTTCTATTAAGCTTTTTTGAGCTCTTATCATTGTACTTTCAAACATTTTTCTACTCCTTTCTATTCAAATAATTATTTAACTATTGCTTCAGCAATAAGTCCAACTACGATTGGTAATCCAACCCACATAAATGTAAACACTGTTCCAACTATAAATGTTGCTATTTTTTCTTTCATTTTTTATCCTCCTTTATTTATTAAAAAGTTTTTCTCTTATATAATCAGTAAGTTTTAAATCTTTTTTTTCTGCATTTTTTATTAATTGCTCTTTTTGTTTCTTTGTTACTTTTACTTGTACAAGTTCCGTTTTATTCATTGTTACACCTCCTTTATTCTGTAAAACATCTTTCATCTTTATTATAAACTAATTTTATAAACTCTTTAAATCCGCAATTCATTCTGCTGTCATGATACCATGCTAACATTGTTGTATCATTATAGCCAATGACTCGTTCTATTTCATCTAACATTTTTATAATTCCTTTGTCGTTTATTTTTTCAATATAATCTAAATATTTTATTGTTCTCATTTTATTTTCCTCCTCTTTCTTAACTCTGTCATCATTATAATACTTTTATCATACTTTGTCAATACTTTTTTAATATTTTTTTATATTTTTTTCCATAAATAAAAAAGCCTACAAATTGTAAGCTTTTTGGTATAACATTTTTATTTTACGCAACGAGTATCAACTGCAAATCCCATTTTATAATTGCCTGTGTTACCTACTTGATAACGAACCATCGGTGCTCCATTAAATATTCCAAAACATTCACATTCTTCGTATTTATTTAAACTTCCAATTTTTATTGTATGATTGCAATCTGCATAAATTGGTTCAATAGTTTTTCCATTTTTAAATTTAAACATCGGTACTTCCTCACTTCCTTGTTCTTCTTTTACTGCAGTATTTACTTCTGCTTGTCCTATTTTTTGTGCTACATCATTTTTAAACTTGATCCATTCATCTTCATGTTCAACATAGTATTTAGGACAATTTTTCCCAGTTACATCATAATGTCTTATTATATTGTCTACTGATAATTCATATCTTTTACAAATATCTGCACATAATTCAACTAAACTATTATATGTATTTTCATTGAATTTTCCATCCCAATCTGGGTGACAATCTTCTATTCCAATTGACTTTCTGTTCATAGAATAAGAACCTGCATGGAATGCAACTTCATCTTCTGGAATACATCTTATTATTTCTCCATCTAATCCAATTACATAATGAGAACTTGCATAAGTCTTATGTGTATTTTGCAAATTCTCAAAATAATTTCTATTTGCTATTGCTGAACTTCCTGCATTTCCAACCCAATGAACTACTATATTTTCTATTCTATTTTGACCTTCTCCACTTCTTGAATACGGATTAATTGTTAATAACTTTTCTTGAATTTCCATTATTCGTTAGCCTCCCCTCTTGCATCTTCTTCGGCTAATTCCATTGTTTCTACAATTTCTTCTTCCATTTATTTTTCCTCCTTTGAAGTTAAAGCTTTTTGCCCTAATAAATATGTTCCTATTACCCCTTGTATTACTGCTATAATTTGCACTATTTGTAACGCATATGGTATTGTAATACCATCTACACCATTTATTCCTGCAATTAAAGCACTTACAATTGCTAATATATTTGTAGTGTATTTTGCAATTTGTTTTATTTTATCCATAACAAATCACTCTCCTTTCTTATAATTATATTATACCATAAAATAAATAAAAATAATAGCAGTTTCTTATATATATATAAGACTTACTATTATCGGAGCGTTATTTTATGAAAAATAAAAATAATTATTGTTCATATTTATTATATCATAAATTTAAAAATAGTTCAAGTTTGGAGGCAAGTGTCCGAATTGAACGGACGATAACAGTTTTGCAGACTGCCCTCTTATCCACTTGAGTAACTTGCCATTTATTAGCTCTGTATTTCAAGAGCTAATTAGTTTTCCATGCATTCCACATTCTTCTATTTCTACAATCAAATGTATCATACAAAGTGCCATTTTTTATTACTGTAATATGTCCGTGGCATTGTTACAAGATAAGTACCTCTTGGATATTCTTCAATAAATTCCCACACATATTTTGAATAATGTGGTACTTTGTCATATCTTTCGTTCAGGTATTCCTCAACTGCTTCTACACTATTCATCATTAAGCCTAAATCTCTACCAGAATTACTTAACTTATCATATGCTTCGTCCCAACTTATTCCTTCCGCTACACTAATTGCTCTTACGGAGCAATCGTCCACTTGATTGTTAAGAGGGTTTTTATTCATATATTTATACATATTACATCTCGCTTATTCTTCTAGTATATTTCTTTATCATATCTACTTCTTCTTGTGAGCCTGCATCGTGTTGTAACATTTCAATAAAATCTGTTACAGATTCTAACATATATTCAAGGCTTTTCATTGTTTCGCCTTTTGCGCCATAATTTCCACGATCATATTCTTCTCTACCGTCTGAATAGTTTCTATATCCGTCGTACATTTCATCTAGTACTCTTTGTCCTCTATATGATTCGCTTCTTCTATCTCCCATATATCTTCCTCTTGAATCTCTTGAACGACCACCTCTGTAATCGTTTCCATAATCATCTCTCATATACATATTATTTTCCTCCTTATTTTTCCAATATTTTTCGTTTTCGATATCTTTATGAATATCTATTAATTGATATAGTAATTGTACATTACTAGCTTGTAATCCATTTTCGGTTGCAGTCTTTATAAGTTTTTCAACTTCTTCCTTTGCTTTTGATATTACATCCTGTTTGACTTCTTTGTTTTCTTCTTCCATCTATAACACCTCCTAAGACTTTATTCTTGTTGGAGCTACTGGAGTTGTTTGGGACTGAGTTACAACAGCTGTTGTAGTTGATGCTGGAATACTTTGGTTTATAGTAGTTGCATTACTTGGCAAGCAACAATCTCCAATGTACTTAAATACTCCTGAATTTACTGCTGTATTTACCCTAGTTGGATATATTCTTCTTGTTCTTACTTGTGAAGCATATATTGGTGTGCAGTCTTTATTTAAGAATGGATAACCAACAGTTTGGTCTCCACCAATTGTAAATACTACTTGTGCATTTATTGTTGTATTGGTTGGAATTGATTGAGCTAGTACTATGCAATATTTTGTACAATTTCCGTAATTTCCAGCTGGTAAATCTACTATTAATTGATTTACTCCTGCGTTATATGTTATTGACTGACTTAATATGAATTTATTACAAAGTCTACAATTTTTTACACATTCCATATAAAATCATCCTTTCTTTATAAAATTAAAGAGGTAGTGATTTACTACCTCTGATAAATCACACATTTTTTAGTGCGTGGATACACTTTTATTTTATTAATAATTTCCACAATTGCAACCTGTGTTACATCCACATCCATATCCATATCCATTAGTATATGTTTGTCCTGTATATGGATTGCATGTTAGAAATGCTGGTACTGGACATTTTGGTGATAATTGGTTTACTAAATACTCATTTTGTGCTGATTGGCTTGCTGCTAATCTTAATGCATTTATTTCATTTTGTTGTGCTGTTATTTGAGCGTTTTTATCTTCAATTCTATTAGCAACTAATTCATCGTGTAATGCTCTGTAATTTGCATTTTGATTGTCTATTAAATCTCTTGTATTTAAGCACATTGCATTTTGTATAGCATTAGTATTCATTGCCATGTTGTAATTTACGTCTTTTATATTAGACTGTGTTTTGCAACAACAATCTGCTATTTCTTGACGAATATCGCAACAGCAACTTGCTAATTGAGAGGCTAAGTTTTGTGTTCCTAATCTAGTTTCATAACCATTTGTTGCAATTGCTTGATTTACTCCGCTAAAACCTTGGCACATTGCTTGTTGAACTCCAGAAAATCCATTAAGCATTCCTGTGTTCATAGCATAGAAACCATCACAAATTCCATTATTTACATTCTCTATTCTATTTCCTATTCTATTAAATCCATTGTCTAATTGTCTTTCAAGTGTAGCAAAGTCTGAGGCTAGTACATAATTGTCAGATGCTCCTGAACCAGAACCTCCTCCAAATCCATTTCCATTTCTTCCCCATCCACCAAAAGCGAATATAAGGAATATTAATACCCAAGCCCAGCTACCATCACCGCCAAAACCATCATTATTTCTACTATTATTTCCTGTAGCAGCAGCGATGTCTGCCAATGAATATCCTCCATCTGAATAATTCATATTTTTTTCCTCCTTTTTTATTATTTTATATATAGTTTATTGCAATAACTAACCATTTATTTGTTTCATGAACTCTGCGAATGATTTATCAAAATCCATTCCACGTTCCTTACATATATTTCTTGCAAAATTTTCTATTTGTGTTTTATCTCCTGTTTTAGCCAAATTCATAAGTTGTGCACCCATAGGAGTTTGATTTTGTCCTAACATGTTAATTACAAATTGTTGAGGATTTTTAATTCCTCTTAAAAATTGCATTGGATTCATATTTTATCAACCCTTTCTATTTACTTTTTGTACTTGTTGTGTTAGACATTAAGTCTTTTATTTGTTTTTTCATTTTTTCTATTTCTTCTTTTAATTCTTTATTATCTAATTTACTTAGTTTTTCATCTAGTTCTTTTTCTGTTATATAAATTTCTTTTTCCTCAACTTGTTTAGGTTGTTGTGTTTCAACAGGTTTATATACTACCATTCTACTTGTTCCATCTGCTTGTAATTGTTTTGTTACTATTGCACTACCATCTACAAGTGGAAAATAACTTACAGAACCGTCAAGTGGAATGTCTGTTGCCTTTACAACTTCTATATTATCTACACTCTTACCTTGTAAAATTATTGGTTTTTGGTATGCTGGTTGTATATTTTGCATATAGTCATTCGTTTGTGTTTGATATTGTGGTGTTGTTATTGGTTGTTGCATATAATATGGAGTTTTACCATATTGAGGTGTGTATCCGTAATAAGGATTAAATGCCATTTTAAGCACTTCCTTTCTTCTATTAATGTAATTTATTATTTAAACATCTAAAATGTCTTAAAATCAATTCTCGTAAGAATTATACATATAAAAAGAAGATATTACCTGAGCGTTATATACTTTGTACATATTTTTATAACCTTTTTCTTTTCTCGTAATATCTCCTTTCTTTAATTATATTGTACTAGTTTTAAGCACAAAAAAAATGCCATAACATTGCCTTATTTTTGACATTGCTATGACATTATAAAAGAGGCTATTCTACAATAACCTCTTGATTTTATTCTTTATTTGTTTAATTATTCGACTAACTGTTCTCTCACTGATATTCTCTTCTATTGCTATTTTTACTATCTTTTGTCTGCCTTGTTTATCAGTTAACCTTTTAAATATTCTTAGTTGTATATCATTAAAGTTTGCATTCTGTAATATATAATCTAGTTCAAACTTTGTAAAATCTAATTTATTTACGTTTTCTTCTTCTAATTTTTCTTTTTCCATTACTATTAGTTCTCCTTCTAGTAACTGTAGTTTTTGTTAATCTTTGATATGCTCTTCCCATTAATTAATCACTCCTGACATATTAGGATTATCTGTATCTTCTTGATGTTGTTCTACTGTTTGAGTTTCTGTAACAGTCTCAAAAGATGATTCATAAATAAGCCAAGCTACATTTGTTCCAACTAATGCAATCAATAATATTATACTTACTACAAACCATCTTTTTGTAGTTTTCTTTAATTCTGAAAGCATTTCTAACGCTAAGCTTTGTTCGTGTACTTGTTTTTCCATATTTTCCACACTCCCTTTTAACTCTTCTATCTCTTCTTTCAACATTTTCTATCTCCTAATTTTCATGTTTTTCATGATATTGTTTTATGTGATTCTCTAATGCTTTTTCTATTTTTTCGTCTACTTCTAATTCAAATGTATCTAACTTATCTAATATTTTATTTACTTGCTTTTCTAAATTGTTTAGTTTTTCATCTAATTGTCCCCATTTATAGGAGTCTTTAGAAGCATCAGATTTTACATCTTTATTTCCATTTTTAACAAATGTAACTATACTTATTATGATACTTATACAACTTATTATAAATAAAATTATTGTTATAAAATTTGATACTTCCATAAATATCCCTCCGTTTTTCTTAATTATACCATATTTTTATATTTTTATCAAGTATTTTAAATTGCTTCATACCAGCCAGATGCCGATATCTCAAAATATCCAACTCCGCCAGCTGGTGTTACTTTTAATTTTCCAGCGGTCTCACCGTATTGTATTTGAACTCTCATTATGTTGTCTAAAACTAATACATTCGCATTTGCATCATTTTCTAACATTTGATATAGCACACCTACGTTTAAATTACTCTCCGCCATATAATTCTTTGCACGATATGGTAATCCTGTTATTTTTGCATAATTCTCTGAACCATTTACTGCTGTTATATTTCCTTTAATGTAAACCGATATATATACCATATTTCCTATTTTTTTATATCTTCCTCTTTGGATTATATAAGTCATTGTTGGTGCAATGTCTTCAAGTGTAGTTAATATTGGAGTCCAAATTCCTTCTTTCATTTTATCTTGCTTAGCATCATCAACATTTGTCTGTAAAGCATTTAAATTAGTGTCATTTATTGCTGGTTGACTGCCATTTATAAAATTTATTTTAGTCATTGCCATTGATTTTTTCCTCCATTTCTTTTATTTTTAATTTTAATTCTTCTATTTGTTGTTGCTGTTCCTGTATTGCTTTAGATAATGTAGCAATAATCGGTAATTCATTAATATAATATCTTTCTTCAAGTGTATCTGTTTTTTCTCTTTTTATTACAAAGTTAGGATCTATTTCTTCCATGTCTTGTGCAATATATCCAATATCATAATGTTTTCCATCGTCTTTTTTATCAAATTGTTTATGTTGAATCTTGTTTATTATATCTAATGCTTTTACTTCACAATCTTTTATATTGTCTTTTATTCTTCTATCTGATGATATATTACTTGCATATACATTTCCACTTACATTTAAATCTCCGTAAATTGAAGCTAAACTTCTCACATACACATCAAAGCTTACTTCTTGTCCAGTGATTCCAAATCTAATTGTTCCTCCGTATGCTGATACAGAACCATCATCTTCAATTAAAGTATAATTATTTCCGCTTCCAAATTTAAAAGAATTTGTTCCACCTACATTTTTGTAAATTGATAAATTATCTAATATTTTAACTTTTGAATAGCCAGTTTCCAAATCTCGTGTACTTATTGAAAACAGTATTGTATTAGTATCTGTATTAATGAATTGAATTGCATTATTTACTTCATCTGCATACATTTTTATATTTCCACCAATTATTCCTGTTGATATTCCATCTAATAATATATTACATGAAGCTAGTACTAATTCTCCGTACGATGCATCAGAAGCTTTCTCAGCCATTTCAAAATTTTTAATATAAAAAATTGGGTGAAACTTATTATCTGACTTTGTTTTTATTCCCCAAGCCATACCATTTGAAAGTTTTTGATTATAGTCTGATAAAACAGAAAATGCAATATATTGATCATTATCTTCTTGTTGCACACCCATATCTCCAAACACTGTTGTTCCATCACTTTTGTAGAAATGTTGCCCTGTTTTATCTAGAGACATTAATACTTTTTTATTATTATCTAATATTGCAAAACTAGCGTTATTATTTATTATCATCATTTGTATAAATTCTGATATTTGATTCCACGCTAATTTTACCGCTTCTGCATTCTCTTCTATTCTTGTTCCAAATTCAGCATTATCAACTTTTTTATTTACTTCTGTCATAATTTTTTCAGATGTTTGTGATATTGCTGTACTTGTTTGAACCTTACTTGTAAATATTTCTGAATAATCACTTTGTATTGCATATTTAGCATAGATTTCTGCACTATAATTTTTTATAGTTATTGTATTTTTACCATTTTGTAATTCAATTGCAAAATCTCCTAATTGCTCCGTTGTTGGGTTTGATTTTATACTTCCATCTGCATTTATTCTTCTTATTACTTTTGCTTTTCCATTTTCCAATATATATTCGTCATATGTACTGCCATTTTGTCTTAAAACATCTAATACTCCTAATTCGTATGTTTTGTTATTTACAACAATTCGACTATCTCCTGATGGATATAGTGTATTACTCGGATATAATGTATCACTTGGGTATAAATACTTAAATACCAAGTTATTTCCTTTTATGCTTAATCTTAATAAATTTCCTTGTATGCAATTCTCCAAAGTAATTGTTTTTGTGCCACTTACTTCATTTGTTAAGTCTACTACATTTGATACCTTACTATTAAGTCCATCTATATCTGCTGTTATCGTTGTTGTTTTCTCTGACCTATCTCCAATTTGAGATATTACACCCTCTATTTTTTGATTTTGTTTATCTACTATTAAATATGTTTGATTTATTTTTCTATCTGTTGTATCTGCTTTTTTATAATCTGTTTCGCTTGTTTCTGGTCTGTCTGTGTGAATATTCTCTTCAAGCCCTTGTGTTATACATTGTTCATCATTCAACATTAAACATTGATATACTGTATTTCCGATTTTAATTCCATACATATCTAATAAATCATAGTACATTATTCCTGTGCTAACAAAATCATTTAAATAATACCAAACTCCAAATAATTTATTTGATAATTCTTGCAAATAATCAACTCTATCATTAAAATTCATGAATTGATTTTCTTTTATCATCAATTCACATAAACCGTTCTTGTCTATACTGTTTTGGTCTTTTTTGTATATTTTATCACTTTTTCCAGCTCTTGCAAGTACAATTGAATTAATTGGTCCGATATTTTTCGCCAAAATTTACATTTACATCATTTATATATTCTTCATCTATTGTATCGTTTGTTTCTTTAATGTATCTTACTTCTACTTTATCATCTAATGTTAAACATATACAACCACCTGTTACTTCGGCTATTTGATCTAGTACATCTCTATAAGTGTAACCCATTGAACTATATGTTCCGTCTTCATTTATTGTCATAAATAATTCATTTGTTATTTGTCTATTAGCATTTGCAAAGTTGCTGTCTTTAAATTGCAATCCTATTTTATTACATAACGCTACTAAATATTGCTTTATTGTGCAAGGATATGTTATCACTATATGCTCATAGTCTTTCATTGAAAATAATAACTTATCATAGCATTTTATAGAATAACTTAATGTATCCTCTTGTTTTTCACTTGAATATACAATATAGTTGCCATAGTTTAAATATTCATACTCTTTATTTATTAATAAACCATATTCAAACTTGATTTCTGTACCAAGTGGTATATCTATATTACTATCAAGGTCAAGCCCCTTCATAACTGATTTTAAGAGGCTTGCTTCATAGTTTGGAGTTATACTATTAATGTTTTCTCCATCTAATATCAATTGTTTATTATTTAGAGTGTATGTAATTCTTACATCTTGCATTCTTCCAAGAGACTTTATCGTTTCTTTAAAATTGTCTGAATGTATTTTCATTTATAAAGTTCTCCTTTCATTTGCAATAAAATTAACCCCAAAAGGTTTTACTTTTTTTGTATTATTACTTGTAACTTTCCAGTCATTTGAATATGTTTTTATTGTCAACATTCCACCTTTATTATCGTCATAATACTGAAAAGTCTGTTCTGCATTATCAAAATGTGGAGCTAATAAATGCAATTCGTCTTTATTAAGAGGTTTGAATGTTATTTCTAATTTAGGGAATATTCCGTACTAATGTTCCTTTTTTACTACCTTTTAAATTTCTTCCACTATCTGATGACCATAATTTATTGTACCCATAACTCGCTTCTATAACATATTGTCCTAATTCAATTCCGTCCATTATTAAACTATCTTTTTTTACTCCACCAATAGTTACTTTTTCTACATACATTTATTTGTTCCTTTCTTATGAATTATATGCAAAATTGCTATCATTTTGTATTCTTTGTAATTGTCTTGAAATAATTCTTCCATTCATAGAGTTAGTTATATTTGCATTTATTGTAATATATTTGCCTATTGTTGAACCTAATTCTTCTAGTAATTGTGTATCACTTAATGGCAAATATGCTTCTCTTCCTGCTTCTCCTGCTAAGGCTCTTCCTCCTGCTACTGGTACTCCTCTACCTGGTGCATTTAAAATTGTTCCTTTTGCTAATTTAGGTATTTGAGGTATGTTAAATCCGAATTGTTTTCCACCTATTCCAGGAATCCAATCTGGTACATTGAATTGTATTCTATTTGCACCTCTGATTAATGTATTCAATCCACTAATTATCATATTTAAAGGCCATTTTACAAGAGACCACAAACTATTAAAAACTCCTGCAACTACTTGCTTTAATCCTTCCCATGCTTGTTTCCAATCTCCTGTAAATACACCTTTGATTATATTGATTATTCCATCAAATATTTGCTTTATTCCACTAAATAATCCGTCAAACATATTTAATGTATCTTGTAATGTATCTACAATAAAATCGTATAAATCGCCTATTTCATCTCCAAACATTTCATGTACCCAGTCGCTTTTACCTTTTAACCAATCTATTCCTTGTTGTAAGAACGATTTTATTTGTTCCCAGTATTTGACTATTGTTCCAACTATTAAAACTATTGCTCCAGCTACTATAAGTGGTACACTTCCAATGAGTATTCCAAGTCCTAAAATAGCGACTCCTACACCTTGTATGATTTTGCCAAAATTTTCCCAGCTAGGATCGTTTAAATATTCCAATAAACTTTGAATTGTATATATAATACCTGTAATTAATAAACCTATTCCTAATGCTTTTATTCCATCTAGCCCTAATTTCCAAGCAAGTAATCCTGCTGTAACACCTGACATAACTGATAATATTAAATCTTTATTATCTGCTATCCATTTAAGCCAATCTGGTATTTCTCCTTGTAACATAGAAGGATCTATTGATGGCGCTACTGCTCCACTTGTTCCACTACTTGATGTATCAGATAACACATTCATTTCATCAAATGGTGTTGTTTGTAAATCTTTTTTGATTTTAGATGTGCTTTCTCTTGCCTTCATGAAATTCTTTGAACTATTTTTACTAAATAATGTTACTTTAAACCAAGCCTGTGCTATATAATTCAAATAACTTAATAATGTACTTGCTAAATTTACAACATATTTTAATGCTGGTGCTATTGCTTGTGCAATTAAATATCTAATATACTCCAAATTTGTAGCATATTGTTCATCATATTGTCCCAATGTACTTGAAGCTGAACTCATTAATCTATATGCACTTGCTACACTAAATATTCCTAATGCTAATCTACCTATGTGCTTTATTGAACTTGATACTGATGTATTCATTTTTTTGAATCCATTTTTAAGTTGGTCTACTTGTGCTTGTTGCTTTTGTATATTAACACTTTCTATTTTTGCTTTATATGATGTCACATTGTCTTTTGTTTGTTTGTATGCTAATGTTGTTCTATCTACTGCATTATTCAGCTTTACTTCTTTTGCATACATTTTATCTAGTGTTTCACCTATTTTTTCATTATTCGCAATAACTTTTTCAGAACCTTGTAAATCAGTAAATTCTTGTGGTGTTAAAGATATTCCTTGTGACTGTTTTGACATTATACTTTGCAAATGTTCTACTTGTTGCGATGTTTTCTCGTATTCTTGCTCTATTTCAAATATTTTTTGCTTATGTTTTTCTAATTCGTCTTCTGCTTGTAATTTTGCTTTTAATTTTAATTGTGATTTATTTTCTTCATCTTTTATTTTTTTTTCTAAATTTACTATTTGTTTATCAAATTTATCTGTTGAAAGTTTTGTTTCTATCATTATGCTACCGTCTGCCATATTATTCCTCCTTTCTGTTTATTCCTACTTGTTTATAGAAATTGTTTATGCTTCTTTCTTCTTCCTCTGTATATTTTACCTCTTTGTAATTTTCTTCGTCTAAAGAATAATATTCTTGTGCTTCTATTATTTTTTGTCTTTCTTTTTGATCTTTTATTTTATTTACATCTGTTGTTCTTAGATTTCTTATCCTACTTAATACACAACAATTTCCAAACTCACTATTTGTTAGTCCATTTAAATCATTCCAAAAGTCCCACCAATGCAAATATTCTTTTTCGTAAGGATTATATCCGTAATCTTGTATAAAACTTGTCCTTATAAATCCTTTATCTTTTTCATAGTCAAAATCTGGCTTGTTATTTCCGTTTTTAAGGCTTTTATTTTCTTTGCCTAATAAAAGATACTTTCGACCTAGTCTAATCAATTCTGTCCAATCCTCGTACGAATTAAGCCCATCTTCTCCATATAACAGATAAATTATTGCTAATGCCCTCTCTGTATCATCAATTTTACTATCTTTTGCTACTTTATCACACTTTAATGCTACTCTAAAATCTGAATTTATCTTATACTTTTTATTTTTTACTTTTACATATTGTGGATTTTCCATTATTCCATCACATCACTATCTTTTTGTCCATATTTTTCTGTAATAGACTTTATTTTTGTTTTTATATCTACTGCATTTTGATTTAGTTTTGGTCTTAACTTTTTCATTTGCTTTTCTAAGTCTGAAAAAAATGTTATATACATTCCTCTTCCACATAATATTTTTTTTATAGATCCTTCGCCTAATACCAATTCATAAGCTTTTGTTTGTTTTTCGTAATATTCATTCGCTAGCCTTAACAATGCCTCTTCATTTGCACTTAATAACTTCTTTCCCTTTTTATCTGGTCTTTTCTCTATCATTAATCTTTGTGCTTGTAACCATCTGTTATTATCTTTTATCATCTTTTCACTTTCTTGACATTTTAAAGGAAGTTTTATATCTTCCAAATCAATTGTTATAACTTCTCCTGTATCTTCTCCTTCTGCGTTTTTGATACCTATTTTGAATAAATTATCTTGTTTCAATTGGATCTTTTCCATTTTTATTTCTCCTTTATATTATAACAGGGATTAAGCTTATTTACTCAATCCCTGTTGTTATTAATTATTAATCTGCACTTTCTGTAAATGTTGGTTTTCCACTTGTCATTGTTACACTTCCAATTGTTGGTTTACCTTTTACATATACATCATATGATATTGTTGCATTTTCACCCAAAAACTCGTTTATTACTACTAAAACATTATATTGTAATGCTTCATATGATAATGCTCCTTCACCTTTTCCACTAGCCATATTGATTTCAAGCATTTTTGTTTCAATGCTTTCAGCTTTCTTTCTAGCTTCATTAAGCCACTTCCATATTGGATCGTCTTTATCAATTCTTTTTCCACTTACACTAGATTGTATTTGATAACTATCAAATGTTGAACTTGCTACATCATCAATTATTTGTTTAAATGTGTCTATTTGTGGATTATATGATAATGATAATGCTTCAACTCCAATTCCTTCTCGTACCCACTCTGGTGCTAATGAACCACTTGCTGATGTATCAAAGTAATGTGCAAAATCTTTTCTTTTCATTTGACCCATTTTATTTTTCCTCCTCTTTATTTATTTTTTTAGTCTGTTTTAATTCTTGTTCTAGTTTAATCATTTCTTTTAAAGATAGAGGTTTAATGAATCCGTTTTCATTTAATCTTGCAATGTCTTTTATTGTTCCTATTTTGTCTGGCTCTATTTCATCATTTTTGAAGTAATATTCGCCATTTAAAACAAAATCTCTTTGAATTACTAGTTTCATTTTATTCCTCCTTATACTCTATTTGTAATTGTATATCAAATTCTGCTGTATTTGTGTTAGCATTATTCATACTTCCACAATTTAAGCATTGTATTGACTGTATTCCTTCTATTTTAGGCAATATGCCTTTTTCATTATTAGAACTTATTAGCTTTTCAAATATTTCAAAAAATCCGACATTTATTAAATTTTCTATTGTATCTTGACTATATCCCACTCTGCTTCTAAATGAATATACATCACGACAAATTCTTGTCCCTGTTATCCATTCTTCTACTGTTGATGATGTAGGTATTTTATCTAAAGAGTAATTGTTTGGCTCATTACTTAACATATTAGCATTTATTTGATATTTTTTATTTGTCACTAATACATCTATAATTGAAAGTAAATATGTTCTTAATTTTGTTATTCTTAAATCTTCTACTTTAACTATACTTTTATTTATTTCTGCCATTATTTACTCCCTCTTTTCATATATTCTTGACATTCTTTTATAATATCATTTATTTCTGCTGTTACCATCTTTTTGTCCCAATACGATGTTGTATTTGGTGTCGTGTAATTAGCTGGATTTACAGGTGTTCCATGTATTATTCCAACATACTGTGCATGAGCATAAGGCATATTGTACTTTATATAATCAGTTCCTTTTACTACTGTTTCTCTTAATGCTCCTGTATCTTTCGGCACATATTTATCCATATGCTGATAACATCTTTCAGTAAAATATTTTTGAACTTTCCCATTAGGTTCTATTCCTAAATCTGCTTTTATTTCACTAATTGGTTTTAATCCCATTCTATTTACCTCCAAGGTGTATATGTTGATTATTACCAAATGCATTGTTACTTATTGCAGTTATATTATAAAACTCTACTCCATTCAATTCAGATTGGTTTGTAATCGCTTTTTCTATATTACCCTTACAAACTATATCCCCTATACTGAAATCTGCTATATTTAGGTTCTCGTTGTTTTCATATGGTATTCTTATTTGAACATCATTTGCATTCTCATACCCCATTTGAGTATTAGCACCTTTTCCACCAAACCACCATACTTTTTCATAGTAATGCCTAATCCATTTGTTTAACCTTGTTTCTTCATCAAATCCTTTATGATATAATGTCATGTCTGTATTAGTTAGCATGTAGATAAATCCTCCTTATAATAATTAATATTAGCACCCAAATATAATATTGGTATATTGTCAATTATTACTCCATATAAATCCGTTTCCATTATATCATTGTATTGTTTTTTCTGTTCATCTGTTAATTCTGTACCACTTTTATAAGATATTGAATAACCATCTATGTTTTCACTAGCAACACTTATATCAGATGTTTTGCTTTGATATGAATTTGCAGTATTTATTAGATGATATTCACAAACCTTAACCTCAACAGGTATATCTTCAGCATTCTTTAATCTGTTTTGTGTTCTTTCATTTATTACTTGTCTTGCTTTTAATTCTAATATATTAAAAGGCATTTTGCCTAGAGTTCCACCTAGACTTTTATATTCTTCATAGGTTAAATATTGATTGTTAAACTCCATTTAAAATGCCTCCTTTATTTTACTATAATTTTGCTACTTCACCTTTTGGTTTTAAGTTTGCAAATGGGAATCTTGCTGTTGTTTCATTTAATGCATTTACTGGGTTTGGTATTTCCCAACCTAATCTCATTACAACTCTTAATGCAACCATGTCATCTTGTGCTAAGTTATATAGTATATCTCCTGTTGATGGGTCTTGTATAACTGCTTCTGTTAATACTTTGTATGTTACATCTTGTCTTATTGCATATACTGCTTGTGAGAAATCTCCTGCTACTAATACAGATTTTGTTTTATCCCATGCTCCGTTGTCTAAGAATGCTTTTGGTAAGCTGTCAATTTCTGTTCCTTTAATTGGTTGTCCTGTTGTATCAGTTAACATTCTGAATTTTCCTTTTAGTCCAACTCCACCTAGTAATCCTGTTACATTATATCCTGATTCTTCAACTTTTGTCATAACATCGTTGATGTCTGAATATAAGTTATCTCCTTCAGTTACTTCTGTTCCTGCTGTTACTATTGATGGTATTAATCCTGCTCTCCAATCAGCTGGTTTATCTGTTCCATTGAATATTGCATTGTCTATTTTCTTTCCAAATGCTTCTACTATTCTTGGTCTTACTTCTGACCAAATATCTATTGATGTATCATTTAATACATTTTCCTTAATTGGTACTATAACTGCTAACTCTGCTGCATTGATATATTTCTTATCCCATGCCATTTTTGTTAGGTTCTTTCTACCATTGTTTGTAGATTCGTCTACAAAGTATGCGATAGGTAAGCTATCTAATACTCTTAATTTTGTTTTATCTGAAGTCATATTAGGTAATCTTCTAAACATTGATAATGCTTTTGATTCTTTTACTACTCCTTCAAATATTTCATTTGCGACTTGTGTCTCAATAAGTGCTTCTACATTTGTTTTATCAATTCCTTTTGATACTGCCATTGATAAATTCCTCCTTTATTATTCTTGATTTGTACCACGCAAGATATTGTTCATAATATCATTTGTTGTTTGTGGTTTATCTCCACCAGCATTTAAGCTTGGTGATGTTTGTGTTTTCTTTATTACTGTATCCCCAAAATATTGCGGATTGTCTTTTTTATAAGACTTTAATGCTGTTACTAAATCAACTTCATCATTAGTCATTGATAATACTTCACTTGTAACAAATTTAACAAATTCTTTTTTAACATTACTATTCATTATTTGAATTTGTGCTTTTAATTTAGTATTTTCATTTGTTAATGTTCCGTTGTTAGCTTTTAGTTGATTCATTAATTCTTCATTTTTTTCTTGTTCAGTTTTTTGAGTTTGCTTCCATTCATTATATGCTTGTAATTCTTCCTTGCTAGGCATATCTTTTTTTGCTTTTGCAAGTCTTGTCTCTATTATTGCATTTAACTCTTCTTGAGTGAATGTTTTTTGTTCTTGTCCTCCGTTTTGTGTATCTGTATTTGTAGTTGGAGTTACTACATTGTTGTTATTTTCTGCCATATTAATTCCTTTCTTTAAAGTCATAAAGTTAGACTTTATCCTTGCATTTCAAGTCTGCAAGTTCGACAATTTATTTATAAAAATTTAATAACAAAATAAAAGTGTCAAAGCTATTTGCTCTGACACTCTTGGTGTTCTTCTATTTTATTTATTTGTTTACATCTATTGCATAATATTTCTATTATTCCAAAGTATTTACCTTTGAATAATAATTTATTGCAATGTTTACAACGATATTCTTTCATTTGTTACCTCACTTATAATTATAGCATAATGTTTACATCTTTGCAACATTTATACGTCTATATCCAACTACACTAACTCTAGTCTTTAATTGATTAGGTAGTCCACTTACTTTTACTACTTGCCTATATTTTGTTGTTAATTGTGTTATTTTAGTTTGTGCTTGTAATGTTAACTCTTTATCTTCACTTGATTTTGCTAGTATTTGTATATCTTTCTGTTCTCTTATTCTTCTTTCAATTAATCTTTGAAGTTGTGTGCCTTGATACATACTGAAATGCTTTCCATCGAAATTGAATCCGTCGTTATTTTTTTCTTTTATTTCTTCTAACTGCTTTTTGGTGTATAACGGTTTGCTTATTCCTAATACTATTCTAAATGGTCTATGATAACAATTGTATTCTGAAATAGGTCTGTAATTACCTTTGTAATGTATATCTATTATTTCACCATTATAATCTTTTGCTATTCCTGTTTCTTGTAATTTTTCAAATTCTTTATTACTGAATTGATGTCCGCTGAACATTTTCATGATCAACTGCAGGATATTGATGTACTGATATTTCAACTCCATCTGAGTCAAACTCTTCCCCAAATTGTTCTTGTACTTGATTATTTAATTTTCTTAATCCTCCTAATGTGTTCATTCTTATTGCGCTATCTAATCTCATACTTCTGCCACTTTCATAGTCAATTGTTTTTAGTCCACTTTGTCCGATTTGTTTTATTGCATTTCTCATTTCTTGTTGATAAGTAGCTTTACCTTGTCCAGCATTTAATATTGCTTTATCTATTATGTCTTTATATGTACTTGATATATCTTTAAATACTAAATTACCTTTTAAATCTTTAACAGTATATCCCATTGCACTTGTCCTTGATATATTAGCATATTCTTTTGCTGTTATCTTTGCTATTGCTTTTATTTGCTCTTTTAAGGCTTTATTCTGTGGATAGGGTATATAACTTATCCCTCTTGCTTTATAAAACTGTTTAGCAAAGTCTTGGTTTGTTTTAGCACTATATTCAAACATTTTATATATATCATTTACATTCATATTTGTTACTTCTGCTAATTTCTGTACAATTGTGTTTATATCTGTATCATACATTAACATTTGTTGTATTTGATGTACTTGCGTTGGTGTTAATTCTCCTATTTCTTTTATTCTATTACCTATTATTGTTAGTATATCCTCATTTAATGCGTTTATTCTGTCTATTAATATTTGTACTAGCTTCTCTTCTTTATCATAATTAAACATAGTTTACCTCCTATATTTAATTATTTGCATTGATTTCTGTTAATGCAGATGTAATCTTATTTTCTATATATTTTTCTGTATCTTTGAAATATTTCACATTCACAATCGGATTTACTTCTGATGATTCAGCTGAGATATTTGTTATATTTTTATATGTATGTGCTTTACTATATATCTCATCTAATACTTTGCTCTGGGCTTCTGTACATTCCAACAATTTTGGTTCTGCTAATAGATAACTTATTATAAGCACTTCATCTTGTAAATACATATAAAAAGCTTTAACATAATTATCTACTGTTAATTTTTGTCCATACTTTTTCTCTACATCATCAAATGGCAATGAAATTAGGATTTTATTTTGCCCCTGAAAAGATTGTATTCCAGTACTCTTTCCATTCCACATCGGATCTGCTTGTCTTGGAAGTTTGTCGCAAAAAATATCATTTCTAACAGAACTTATTAACAAATCTTTAATTTCAAACGTTCTAGCAATATTTCCATTTTCTTTAAAATTTGGAAAAGTTCCTCCTGCTTGCGAAGCCATATTCTGTCCATCAAAACTCATTGTTTTCCAATTATGTTTCTCATACCATTTTGCATCTTGTCTTACAAAAGTATCTCCTTCAAGCATTTCTTGTTGAACATCTACTAAATATTCTTGATTTTCTGCTTTTTCTATTTCAGTTGCAGTATTTCCATCTTCAAGTTGAACATAAATATTATCATCTATTGTATCTCCAGCAGTAATAAAATCAACATTTAATCTATAAGATTCAACATCTTTATTTAAAGTAAATCTACCTTGATTTGTATTTATACTTGTATAATAATTTTGACTTGTTCCATCTACATAGTCAAAATGTATAAATGCTCTGCCTTTTTTTAACTTATTTGTTGAAAAAGTTTTAATTCCTTTACCTATTTTTTTATAAACCTTTTCAGTTAAAAGCTTAAAATAATTTGCTTGAGCTGTACCTTTACATATAAATTTTTCTCCATCAAAAGTTGATGTTATTCCTTGTGTTGTAATTGATTTTTTAGGTATTTTTGATAAATAATTTTTATTAAATATATCTATTTTTGCATACCCATAATTATAGGGAACCCAAGGTATTTCGTGGTCGATTTTTGCTATAATTGGATATTTAGTTTCATCATATGTATTTCCAGAAACAGCTCCTACTGCCCTTACTCCTGTAACATTATATGCTCGTATAAAAGTCCAAATCTTTTTACTAGAATCATTTGCAAAACCAGTTGTTCCTTCGAATAGCGACACATCATTAATATAATATGTACCAGGTTCTAATGTAAATAAAGTTGGTAAATCTGTAGCATAACCACCCATAAACCACACATTTATATATTGAGATGTTGCTGTTCCCTTGTACTTATAACTACCATCTGCATTCATTGTGCAAGCTATTCCTGCGCTAGACCCATTTTTAGCATTACTCATGTCTAATATATTTTTTATATTTCCAACACTCTTTACAGGACTTGGATATGGAATAGATGGACTTGCTCCGTACATTTCATACTCTGTATCAACTTCATCTGTTAACATTAACTGTATTGTAAAGTTGTTGAATATTGTTCCACTATTTGCTTTAATATCTATATGTACTCCTACCATATCTTCTGTTTCAGTAAGACTAACTTTGTTATTAGAACTATTTAGTGTTAATAATGATAATAATAAATTATGTTTCCATTCGTTATCAGCTATTCTTGCAGCAAAATAGTTGCTTACACTTCCTGCAAGATATTGTGCAGTAAGAGTCGTTTTTTTTGCGATTGTTTGTATATTTGCATTATCATTTATAATAAATCTTGTATTATCCTTTGTACATGTTCCATTAAATGTTATACTCTGATTTGACTCATTATAAGTATATGTAACGCCATTTAATGTTCCACTCCCCAATAATCCTAAATTTATTCTATTTTTTCCACTTCTAGTCTCTTGTTGGTGATTCCCACCAATTTCAATTTCACACCTTGCATCAGAACTATCTTCTAAATGTATATTCTCTCCACTCGCCTCACCTGGTAATGCTATACTTTTTATATCGTTTCTTAATCGTTCGTTTTCTGCTTCACATTCTGCAACTCTATTTATTAAGCTTTCTGCATTTTGATTGTATTCATTTACTTTATTTGTTGCGTTTGTATTAAATTCATTTGTTTTTACTGTTACATGATTATCAAAATCTGTTACTTTTCCATCGTAATATTTATTAAATTTACTTTTTGCGTTTTCTGTTACTTGATTTACAATCCATTGTTTTACTTCATCTGTTATTATTAGTCCTGCATTTTGTTTAGTACTATCTGTTAATGTTACCCATAATGAACCATCTATTACTTCAAGTTTGCTTATTCCTATACCTCTTTCGCCCTGAATACCTTGTATACCTTGTGGTCCTTGCTCTCCTTGTATACCTGTTGCACCTGAAAAGTCTGTTATAAATACCCATTCTGTTTCTGTTCTATAGTATAATTTTGCATTGTCTTCAATTTCTACACTATTAGCAATCATTACATAATCGCCAACTTCCATATTGTCAAAATCAGCTTGCATTTCTCCTATTGATGAATATGTTTTCTTTATTTTGAACGGTTCTCCTTGAGCTCCTTGTATTCCTTGAGGCCCTCTTATATTTTGTGATGATGGATTTTCTAAGCCTTTATTATTAGTCCAACTAATGTTTCCTTCTGCATCAACATTTGGCAAATATGTTGTCCCATTAAATTCGCCATTATTTACTTTATTTTGTATATTAGTATAATATGTTTCTCTTTCTTTTTCGTTGGTTTTACGCTCATTCTCGTTTGAAATACGAGTATTCTCATTATTGTTTCTTGTTTCTTCGTTTTCTGTTATTGTATTATTTAGTTCTGTTACTTTTTCAATTAAACTTTCTAAGATTGGGATTTTAGGTTCGTCTGGTTGTACTTCATCTTCACATATTATTGATTCATTAAATATAATATGTAACATTGATGTTTTATATATAACCATATCTTCATTTTCTGTTTTGAAGAATTCTATTGTTGCATCTAATTCTCCATATTGTGTTTCTGTTCTTGCAAATGTAAATATATTGCTTGTTGTGTTGTCAAATAATTTACTAAATACTTTGCCATCTTTTGTCTTAAAACATATCTTTTTGCCATATTCTTTTAAATAATTAGGGATTTCAAACTCAATACTTTCAGCTCTGTTTTCTTGTTTATATCCAACAACTATTGTTGCTTGACTTAATCTTCTTGTTTTATCATCAATATTAATCATTTACTTTATCCCCTTTCTTTTCTTTGTATTTGCTTTCTTTTTGTCCTTTGTCTTTTCCCTCTTCATCTGTATCATCATTTAATAGTTTATTGATGCTTGGTGTTGATTCTTCAATTTCTTCTATTGCTTTTTCAGCTGCTTCTTTTGTTTCTCCAAATATTCTTTCTCTATATTCTGCCTTAGATATTAAACCTTGGCTTACCTCTCTACTTGCTCTTATACTTTCCGCTTCTTTATCTTCTATAATACTATCGTCAAATTGTATTGCCATATCTGTTGCATCAATATTATATGTTCCAAACTTTGTTGCTGCATAACATACTGATTTTATTAGATTCAATATATCATTATAATAACCTATTTCTAGTTTTTTCTTTCTTCTAAACAATTTGCTATTACTACTTACTACTGCTGTTGCTGTTGATAAATTAGTTCCGTCAAAATGATAATGATTTTCTCCAAATCCTACTTTATTGCCTAATATGTTTAAATTTGTATTTAATGTTTCTATTTGTTCTGCTGTTCTTAGTACATCACTATCACTTTGTATTAAGTCATCTTTTGTTGCACCAGTTGGCAATTGATATACCGTAGTGTCCTCTGGATCAAATACCATTTTTTGTGTTCCATCGTCATAATTAAACATATCACTTCTTATAAATGTTCTTTTTCTTCCGTCTTTTATTTCATTTTTTAATGCGTCAAATGATATATCTACTGCCTTCATGTTATCAATAGCATTAGCATAATGTGGTATTCCGAATGGACTATTATTAAATAAGTTATTTGTTAGTAAAGGTTTGAATACACTAAACCATTTTACATTAGAATGTGTTGGAAATTCTTTCATTGTTCCTTGTTCTTCTGTTATTTCACTTAAATTACCGTTAGTGTCTTTGAACAAATGATTGTATATAACATATTCGTTTTGTTCATTTAACTTATGTACTGAGCATATAACATATTTTACACCATTTACATATTCAACCGAACCAAATGCACACTCTGTTATTTCTTTATTATTCCAACTTAGTGGATATATCCAATCAACATCTACTGTATCAACTCTTACTTTTGCTTGTGATACATCTAAATACATACCATCTTCATTTTGCAATATATCATATACACTTGTTACTGTTGCTGTTGTTCCTAATGCTCCTGATTTCTCTAATGCTCTGTTAATTATTGAGTATAAATCTAATTCATCTATTAATTTATCAAATTGCTTTTGGCTATCTTCTTTTGCAAATGATATTTCACACTTTTCACTCCACAATATATCTGACCAATCCTCTGATATTTCTTTTGCCATATTCATTGTATATCTATGTTGTTTTACTTTCTTGTTTCCATTATATATAAAATAATTGTGGAAACTTCTTACATTTCCCTTATACCATGATTTCCATTGATCTATATATGTTTTTATTGCGTCTTTTATTTCTGGATTATAGTTGTATCTTTGTTGTAGAAACTCCTCTAATTTCATTTCTAACCTCCTTATTTTTTAGTTTATATTTAACATTAACTTATCATAAAATGGGAATATACTGTATTCGCTAGCGTCCAAATCGTCCACCGGTGTTGTCCCATCGTCCAATCGCTCGTCCTCATGCTTATCGTCCCACAATGCTTGCTGATATGCTTCAATTAAGTATTTGCATTTCTTTAATATAAATCTTCTCATTTGTCCAAACAAATGGCAATCTAATTCTATTCTGTCTACTATTCTACCTTTTATACAATCTTGTACTTGAAGTGGCACTCCATTCTGTTGCAAATATCTATTCATACCATAAGTTAGTACTTGACCTAATGCTCCATAATCAGCGAAACAATGTGTTACCTTTCCGTATTCATTTACTATTTCTTTGTAAAAGTCAACAAATGCTTTATACATCTGTTCTGGTGTATGAAGTCCTGCTAGTTTCTTCTCTCCAATAGTCCACACTTCTTTAAACAACGGTGTTATTCCTGTTGCTTTAAACTCTGTTTCTCCGTTCTGTTGCTCCGTAGTCTATCCCTATTGATATTATCATAAAATTTATTCTATTTCCATATTCGTCTACCGCTTCATCTCGTATAAACATGCTTGGATTATCTGCAAATTGTTTATATATTAATCCTTCAGCATTACACCATTGGCCCAATATCAGCCTATTGTAGTATACTGTTCCTTCATATTCTTTGCATAAATTATCAACAAATTCTTTTGACAAAAAAGGGTTATCAAATATAGTGTAGTTTTGCACATATACATCTAGCCCCTTTTCTTCTATTACATCTAAGAAATCTTTTTTAAACCAATGGCTTTGATTTTCTGGATTCAATGCACCATCAAAACATGAATATGGTTTGTCTAATGATGCTTGCACCATTATAAATACTTCCTGTGCCCATTTTGCAATCTCGTCACCATAACAATACTTAACAGATGTACCCTGTATTTTACTGACTTGGTTTATCTTCTCGGCTCCTAAACAATATACTTCTTCACCAAATAATATTGCAATATTAGCCGAATTTATTGTTGATACAAAATCCTTCCCATATAATTGCCTTAGCGGTTGCAATACATTTCTTTCTATTGTGCCTTTAGATACTCCTAAAATCAAATTTAAGCCATCTTTTCCACTTCTCTCTATTATTCGTTTTGGTATAGTATATAAGTTGTCTAAATATGTTTTTCCACATCTTCTTGCTCCGTACTTTTAGATTGTATCTATGATGTGCATTTCTTATAAACTCTTTTTGTTTATCACTTATTATCATTCTTAGCTTCCTTATCTATTTTGCTTAATAATTCTTCTACTTTTGACAAATCTTTATGCTCTATTTCTATATTATCTCTTTGTCCTAGATATTGTTTTCCAAGCCATATTGCCATTGTTGGATTTTTTTCTGCCTGTTGCCATTGCATTCTTCGTAATGATATTTGTCCTTTTCCTCTTTTTATCTTGAATATTTCGGAAAATGTAGTATTGTAAGTATTTTTGCACCAACTATTTAATGTCTTATCGTCAATATCAAAATAGTCACATATTTCAAGTATGGTACATTGCAATTGACATAATTTCTCAAATTGCTTTTTGTCTATTCTATCTTGTGCTGGTGTTTCTCCTTTTTTCATTGTATCACTCCTCCCTAGAAATAATAATAGAGAATACCTATATATGGTACTCTCTTATAATAAATAGCTAGGACTCGAACCCAGAACTCCCATGAATGAGTGTTTTTCCTTACTAACTCCTATTTATTATTATAATTATACCATATTTTATTAATTCTATCAACCATTCTTTTTTCTTTGGTGGTTAATTTGCTTGCCCCTTTTTCTGTGTCATTCTCATTATGTATATATCCATGATGTGTATGTGGAATTTCTTTCTTATGTTTGTGTGTCAAATCTATTTGTTTTTTTCTTTTATTATCTTTATCAAAATATGTTATAGATGTTAATTTTCCTTTACTATTAACATTTACATATACTCTTCCTTTTGTCATTGTTTCCATTATCGTTTCTGACTGATTAGAGGTTTTCTTTACGAACTTTATATTCCCAGATTTTATTATTGTTTTATAGTCTGTTCCATATATGTGCCCATTATTACTTATCCCTGAACTTGCACCTCTTCCTCCCATTTTTTCTCCTTACTTATATATTTTTTTAGCTATTTTATCGGCAATATCCATAATCTCGTCATTGTGTCTACCATCTTGAAACATATATCTTCCACCTATATAGTTTCTCATTCTTCGTTTCATTCTTTTTTGTAATTGTTCTTTATCGGTTATGCCATTTTCTTCATAATCTTGTTTTGCGTATGTTATTTCATCCCTTATTCCCTCCATAAATTCATCTGCTTCTCTTTGGTTTATATAATCAAACTCTTTTAGCATAGTTCTTATTCTTGTAAATTCATTATTTATTCCTATACTTTTGCTACTACTTGCACCTCTTCCTCCCATTTTTAATCATCCTTTCTGTTACTTGATTTTCATAATATATTACTTTTATATTTCCATAGTCATAATCTAATTTTCCACCATATATCAAAATAGTTGATGGCTCTATTCTTCTAATAAGTTCATCAACTCCTGCTTTCCATATCTTTAATGCTTCTTTATTCTTTTTTACTCCTATCGTTGATATACTTACTATACTGTCTTTAGGTATTCCTTCAAAACAAAATTCAAATGTTTCTTCTTCTGCCCAACTTAATGTAGGTATTACCTTTATTCCTTGACTTTGATAGTATTGTCCTATTAATCTACTTCTGTATATATTCCATATCTTCATAGGCATTGGCATATCCATATATAAGCTAAAGTCAGGACTTAATATACATTCGTATTGCTTTAATATGTCAACATACTCCTCTGGTTTGTTCCATAACCTTTCAAATTGATAATCATCTAAATAAAAATGTATTCCTGCATTCTTTTCTTTAGTTGTTTTAGCATAATTGAATCCAATCAATTTACTTGGTATGAAATTATTATTCTTTATTATTGGCATTTGCCAAAAATCCGATACGTTTTCATTATCCATTATTCCTAAATTGTATGTGTCATTTGTTCTATGTCTTTCATTTTCTTTGAATAAATCATCTAGTTTTATGTTCAAATCAAACTTAGTCATATCTATTATATTTATGTCTAACAATTCATTATTCAATAGTTCTGTATCAAAGCCTGTGTCCATGTTTAGCTTGTTATGCACTAGAATATATGCTTTCTTTTGTTCTTCGGTCATGTTATTTAGTTCAATACAAGGAACTTGTTTTACTCCAAGTTGTTTTAATGCTTCATATCTTCCATGTCCCTCAATTATCATGTTGTTTTCATCTACACCGTATTGGATCATTAAATCCAAATTCTTCTATTGATTTTTTTATTTTATCTATTTGATTTTGAGGATGTTTTTTAGCATTATTTTTATATGGTTTTAGTTCGTTTATATCTTTATAAACTATTTCCATTATTTATCTTCTTTCTTTTTAACTGTTTTTTTAGGTTTGTCTGGTATCACTTCTAATACTTTTACTGCTACTATTTTCTTTTGATTATTACCTGATAAATATTCAGCTTCTTTTTCTTCTACTTCAAATATATCTCCTGTAAATATTTTACCTTTTTCTTTTTCGTTTATGCTTTCTAGGTTTTGTATTTTATCATAATTTTTATAAGTAAAATCAATTATTGCTTGTACTTTTACCATTTTATCTCTCCTTTTTATTTTTAAAATTACTCTATGCAATGATATAATTATAGTAACATCATGCGTTCGCCTTCTTATTCTAGATACATGTTATAGTCGGCTCGGTTTAGCCCTTTATAACTACTTTTCTTGCACCTCTGCAATACTTGGTATTACATCACTGCATACAATAATTTTTAAAAATTGGCTGGAGAACCTAGATTTGAACTAAGAACCTTGGAATCAAAATCCAATGTGATACCATCTCACTATTCTCCAATGTCCTTGCCACAAGTTTTAACCAATATGCTTGTGGGGCTTGCAGTAAACTTAACTGGCAAAGAAATTCTGTAATTTAAAGTTTTTCTTTTTTACTAGTCCCAGACATGGCACAAGTTAATGGATTCGAACCACTACAAACAGTTTTGGAGACTGTTGTGCTACCCTTGCACCAAACTCGCATATAACAAAGGTCAGTTTATTTTTCTTGCCCTGTCCTTTAACAGCAATAGTTAAGTGCAAATATATATCTTCATCAGATACAATATAATTATACCATATAAGGCAGAAATATTCAACTTTCTGCCTTATTTACTAACTGTTTTATTTATATTTTTGTTATTTCTATTTCAACTCTTGGATTTTCTTTATCAATATACATTCTTGTTCCGTCTAAGCTTGTTATTATATTATAATTATCATCTTTTATCACTTCATATTTTACAAGTATATCCTGTATGGCTTCTATGTAATTTACTATATCTCTTCGCCTTTTGTCCGGCACATAAAAATCGATTTTAAGGTTTATACTATAATCTATATTACTTTTATATCTTTTTAGGTATAAACCACATTCTCGTTCGAAATTAGCATATAATTTTGATTGTATTATCATAGGTCTTTTTGTTCTTGAATTGCTTATTATTTGTTGACTATTTTTTTTTGATCTTGGTATTACTGGAATTATTATTTTCATTTGTTGTACCTTCCAAATTTATTTATTTCTAAGCTTGTTAATATATTGTCAATCCATTTTTCGTCATATCCTTTTATTTTGCTTTCGTTTTTTATATAATTATCACAATTGTATGTTGTTAATTTATTCTTTTTAATTATGTTACATTTCATACAATTATCACATTTGTTAATACAGAAGTTGCATAATTCTTTTACAATTATATCTTCCATAAATTTACTCCGTTTTCTTTTATTTTATCATTTTTTTGTACTTTTTTCAATATTATTCTTTATTTTTTCTCGAATTAGTTCTTCTTTAAAAGTATCTAAGATATTATATAATTTATGTAATTGTCTTTGATTGTATTGTTTTTTTGCTATATTCAAGCAGTCTATCGTGTCCAAGACTTCTATTGCTGAATCTATTGTGTTTTTTACATAGCTAACTTTCATCTTTACATTTACACTCCTTTACTTTGTTTTCAAAGATTTTTGTAAATCTTTATTTTTATTCTTCATTTTATAATATCTATATTTCCATTTTTTCTACTTTGCATTAAACTGTTTATTTCTTTTTCGTCACATTCATCTAATCTATTAATTGTTTTATATTTACTCATTTTATTTTTCCTCACTTTCTTCTATTAGTTCTTGTAAAACATATTGAACTAATTCTGTGATAGTATAATTTTTTCCAATCATTATATCTTCAAGTTCTTCTGCATGAGATTCATCATTTAATTTTTCTATCTTGTCTTTTATCTTTTGAACTGGAATAAAATTTTCTTTAATATATTGTGGTGTTTCTTCTTTGATTACTTTTTGACCTTCTAAAGTATCTAATAATTTATTCTTTAATTCTTCATTTTCTTTTTGTAGTTTTTCTATATATTCTTTATAATGTTCAATTTCTTTCTTTATTATATAATACTGTTGATTTTCTACTACACATGCAACAGCACTTCTCTTTAATTTCTTACCATCTTCATATCCTTGCATATATCCTAACACTTCATTTTGTGCTAATGCTATCATTTGATAATTATTGTTTCTATCTTGTTTTAATTCTTGATTCTCTTTTAATACTCTTTTATAATCTGATAAAATATGTTGCATAGAGTTTATTTGCTGTTGATATATAGTTACATCAACAGGTCTTTCGTAATCCATATCATTTATCATATCTTGACTGTATTCCAAAAAATCTTGCACACATTTTATATCTTCTTCTATACTATTTTCCACTATTTGCCTCCCATTTGTCATAAAAACAGATTATATTTTGTATGCATATATCTACCATTACCATACTTTCTCCATCTCTATTTCTTAATTTCTCAATACTTTGTTTCATCTTTTTCAAGGTTTCCTCTGCACTATTTTCTTCGTTTATATAATCTTCTAATTCTTTGATTTCAGCTTCTACTTCTGCAATTTCTTCTCTTATGTCTAAATCATCAGCACCACATGCTAATCTAGCATCCTGTGTTCTATGTAATTCTTCTAATCTTTCTTGCAATTCTTCTATTTTATTATTATTCATTTAATTTTCTCCTTCATCATAATCATTGAAATTTTTTAAAATCATATGTGCTAACTTTATCGCTGTTTTTTTATCTATAGATGCTTCAACAGCTGTTTCAGGGCTATAAAAACCCATAATTAATTCCTTATCATTAACCTCAGCTTTCATATATTTTTTTGGTTTTATCATTTCAACTTTTAATGGCTTATCTTTTGGCTTATCTTTTGGGATAAGATTTTTATTAATTTCCATTATTTTATACCTCCTCTATATTTATATGAACATCTCTATCAATACAGATTCTATCAGCCATACTAAAAATATACCTAACAGGTTTTATATGGTCTTTACTCAAAATGTTTATTAATTCATCTTTAGTATAAACCTGTTTACAAGTATCATCTTTGAATAAAATAAGATAATTACCTTCGTTCATTTTCTCTACATATTCTTTATTTACTTCTGTTTTTAATTTGCGAAGTTTTATAGTTTGAATTATTTTTTTCATTCTATCCACCCTTTTTCTTGACATTTCTTATTTATTGCTTGTAATTCTTGCATTGTAAAGAAAATTGAATTTCCTTCATATTCCTCAAATTCAATTAAAGAAACTTCAACACATTTATATATTTTATAAAATCTTATTTCTTTATTATTTTTCTTGTTTTGATATATGAAATTAGTAGGAGTATCTACATTTTTTTCATATCCTAATTCTTTAAATAATTCATCTGCTGTTTTTTCTTTCATTATGTATCACTCCTCTCCTCAACATTAAAAGTTTTTAAATGTCCCGTATTATCAATTAAATTTTCAAATTCTTTATCTGTTAAACCAAATATTTCAATATATGAATAATCGTAACAATAATCAACTATTATTCCATCTTCATCATATACTGTTTCCATATTGTCACCTTCCCAGTTTCTTGTATTAAATGCCTGTTCGTTGGGATAATTTTCTTGTAAAAATTTTTTTAATTTATCTATTTTATTCATATCTTATTTACTCCTTTACTTCTTGATAATCTATTCTTTCAATTTTTTCAAGTGTTGTACAATATATATATCCTATCTCATGATAAATATCATTAGTTGTAATTACTTTTTCAATTACTTCATAGTCGTTTTTGAATATACTATATTTTCGTATCCATAATTTATATTTTTTCATCTTCTCCTCCTACTTTATAGCAATTAGCCATATAACTTTCTTTTGTTAGTATTGTTTTTATATCTTCTTCTCTAATACTTCTATTTAAAAGCGAATCGTATTCTATAATTAAGCACCAAAAATCATTACCATATTCGTCGACATCTTCATATTTATCAATAACCAAATGTCCGTTTACTATGTCTCTAGCTTTTATTAAATCTATTAGTTGCTTGCTGTGTTTTACTATATATTTTTTTATTTTCTCCCATTCTTCATCACTTGGATAACAAGGCGGTATTCTATAATCTATACTTTCAATAAATTTACATTGTTCTTGCCCCATTAGCAAAAAATTTTCTTTTACTTCCTGTCCTTCTCTTTTACCTTTCGTATAATGTGGAATAAACTCTTTTATTTTTCCTATTAGTCCATCTTTTGTTCTTACATATTCTCCTACTTTAATTCTATCTTCCATATAAACCTCCTTATTTTGTCGGCATTTCATATACTTTTGGTACATTGACAACCGTTTCATTCGTTTTTGAATTATATAATGTAGTTTTGTATTTACTTATTATTTCTTGTAATACATCTTTTGCTCTTTCTTCTGTTTCGTATTTTGCTATTTCTTCTCCTTTGGGTATAAAAATATCATCGCCTACCAATATTCTTGTTCCACTCGCTGTAATTTCTGTTATTTTTTCAAAGTTTATTATTTTTGTTCTCTCTTGATTTACTATTATCATAACTTATCTTTCCTTTCCATTTTTTTATCTAATTTTTTCTATCTTCTTCTTCTAACTCTCTTCCCTGTTGTCTGTATATTTCACTTACTTTTATTTCATTTTTAAATCTTGTTCTACTATTCTTATCTGCTCCATTTAATATTCTTGTCGCTTTTAATTCTTCATCATCTAAATCCATTTTATTCACTCCTTTATATCATTTGCTTTAAAATCTATTGATATTTGTTCCATAAATTCATTCCAATTGTTTGAATTTTTTATATATTCTTTAATTCTTTCTAATGTTTCTTTTTCACCTTTTATTCTTCCTACTGTATATAATAAAACAAAAGCTATTATTAATAATATTACTTTAATCATTTATATTTCTCCTTTATTCTTCTATTCCATCTATTAAATTCCAAAATCTTTTTGCACCATAGTCATTTATTAATATTTTTCTTAACTCTTCTAATTCGATCTCTTCAAGATCTTGTATATTATGTTCTTTACAAAATTTATTTGTTCCAAATGAACATGCTCCTGTTAAAGCTCTATATTGACTTCTTGTTACTTTTCCAGTTTTTTTGATTTCTGATACAATTTCCTTTGAATTTGTGTTATTTAATTTTTTATATGTTAAATCATCAACCGCTTCTCTTAATGTATATCCATGTGCTGAATATTTTCCATCAATAGTTATATACATTGTTTTTGCTTCTTCTCTTTGATAAATATCATCTATATCAACCGCTTTTATTATTCTTATATTATCTCTTTTCTTTTCTGAAATTATTATACTTTGAATCTCATCAACTCGTATTACTTCACAAAACTCTTTATTCCATAAAATATATTCTGTATTAGATTTTAAAATTTTATTTTTATTATCCTTATATTCTTTATTACCAATTTGTGCTATTTTTGCATAAATTGGTATAATTCTATCTTCATTATTTCTGCCATATTCTGCTAATGCTATCCATGTCCCTTTTTTGGCTTTTATAGTACTTTTATATCCGTTCGAAAATGCTATTGAATCTTTTCCTGTTACTTCTAACTGTGAATAGTATCCGTTACTTGCTAACTTTGAACAGTCTCCGCTACTTGCTAACTGTGAATAGTCTCCGTTACTTGCTAACTTTGAAGAGTATCCGCTACTTGCTAACTTTGAATAGTCTCCGCTACTTGCTAACTTTGAATAGTATCCGCTACTTGCTAACTTTGAAGAGTATCCGCTACTTGCTAACTGTGAAGAGTATCCGTTACTTGCTAACTTTGAATAGTCTCCGCTACTTGCTAACTTTGAATAGTCTCCGCTACTTGCTAACTTTGAATAGTCTCCGCTAC